CCCACGGGGAAGGCAAACAAGGGCTCGGCCCCGTCGACCGGGTTGGACGGGGAATTGAATAGCATCAGCCACCGCAGGGACGCCCCCTCGTTTACACCGATGAGCTGATGCAGGCGCCGGTTGGCGGTCGTCGCGACGATCTTTCGATCGGTGAGCGGGGTCCCCGGGTCGGGGTCCACCCACGTCGTGGCGGCGGCCGAATTCTCGGCGATCGAAATCTTGAGGTACCCGTCCGGCGAGCATTGGGCGTCCCGCAGGGTAAGGTCGGGTGCTCGGAACTTTGGAAGCCATTGGAAGATCGTGTCCACGAACGACATCAGGGCCTCCAGTGCTCAACGACCATCATGGTCGGACTGGTATTAAGCGCGCCGGTAACGGAGTCGATCATTCTCCATTCGATTCGAAAATGGTCCGGGTTGCCGGTTACGTTTACGACCGCCCAAACAGGCACGGGTCGCCCGTATGGCCACGATCCTCCAAGTGAGACGTTGAACTCGGCGATGGTCGCCGTGGAAAACGTTGATCCGGAGACCCGGAATTGGGCCTTCGCGTTTGCGAGGATGGTGCCCGTGGTCAGGATTTCGGGGTTGAGCTTGATGATTGCCTTGTCGCCACTTTGAAAAGCGGTGGGGACTATTTCCCCGAACGTCACCCAACCGCTCGCCTCCGTCACCGAATCCGGTGTGGGCACCACGGTGGCAATATACTCGGCAACCATGCGTTCTGGTAGCTGCGAATCCAGAACCTTGGCCGACCCGTCCAATATGGCCACGCCATTGGGCACGTTCGTCGGGAGATACGACACCGGCACGACCTGGGACCCATTCAACGGGCACAACCCGTTGGCAACACCCTTAAGGTCGAGGGCGACGTGCCTCCATCGGCCGGTCCCCACGTTGGGCGCGACGATCATAACGTTGTCGGGTGCGCTTGCATTCGCGGCATAAAACCGAAAAATCCCAAGGGGGACGCAGAGCGCAACGTCCCCGTCCACCATTCCGGTGAGCGATTGCAACGCCGCGAGGTTCACCACCGTCCGTACACGGTTGACGCCCGCGTTCAATAGGTCGTAAATCCACTTGTCGTTGTTTGCCAGGGATTGAGCATATGCCTTGTGGGCTGCCGCCGTGACGAGCTGGCCCGCGGTCGGTACCGTATGAGCGTTTGAGAAGGTCGGGCTCCCGTTGATCGTCTCTGCCATGCACTAGCTCCAATCGATGACAGCGCCGTCGCCCACCTCGGCATAGGCCAGGCCGCCGTCGTAGGTGTACCCATTCGGGTCGTCGTAAACTGCCCCCTCGAGCACGACCGATATGCCGAGCAGGTTGCACCTCGTTGGCTTGCGCTTCCGCACAAGGTCGAGAATGCGAGCGTCCTCACCTATGGGCCCGGCCTGAACGTAGGCCCAACCGCCATCGTAAACAGACCCGCCGTCGTATTTGAGCTTGGGAATCCAGGCCGGATCGAAGGGGAACGGGGGCACCATGGTGACCCGGAAGGTCCACCATTTCTCGTCCCCGCCGACGCGCTCGGCGATCCATGCGTTCCGGTACCCGGCCGTCGCCAAATCGGCGAGCATGCCAGAAACGGTGCCCGCGGATGTGGCCGTGCGCCATCGCTCGCGAAGGCGTTTTCGGGTCACGTCGGTCGGCTCATTGTAGGGCGGCACCACGTCCGAATCGATGGCCATGGTCCCAAGGACGTCCGGCGGTGCCGTGGATGGGTAGCGAGCCTTCACCGCTACGGTGACCGCCGCGGTCATCATATCCAGGCCGAGGCCCACGACGTAGTTCCAAGCCGCACCCCACCGGCGCCGAAGCCATGATGGGGCCGTTTGGACCAACCATTCCGAGTAGTCCATCAACCCACCGTCCCGAGGGTAAAGAATGGAACCGGAACATAGGGCAGGATGGGTGTGAGGTTCGCGTCGGGCGCAGCCAAAACCAGGTCCCGCACGCCCCGGACCGACATGATGATTTCAATCACCCGCGCGCGGTAGATCGTCTCGTCCAATTCGCGATCGGCGTAATAGGTTTCGACCGCTCGCTGCGCGGCCGCCGCCGTGACCACGGGGTCGGCGCCGGGGGACAGGTAGATGGTGCCGCCGACGTTCGTCGCCTGTGCAATGCCGTTGGTCAGAATGACCCGATCGCATATGGGCCGATTGGCGTTTACGACCGAGTCGACGGCATTGTATGCGTCGGCGGATACCGGCCCCACCGGACCCGCGATCGTAAGGTAAACCTTACCGGTGTCCGGATCGGCCCAAACGGCAGCCCGCGTGACCTCGGGCGACGCCGTTTTGGCTCGGTATAGGTAGGCAGCGTCATTGGAACCGGTCCCAAGAATGGACCACTTCTGTCGGCACCGGGTCTTATACGGATCGTCCCCCTCGCGGTTCGTCCCCTGCCTCGTGATCCATGTTCCCGTCGTGTCGTCGGCCGGGTTGTCCACGGCCAGGCCGGTCCCGCCGGGTGTTAGGACGTCGGTGATGGTGTTGTTGGCCACGTTGTACCCGTCGCCCGCCTCCTCGGCCTCAACGAGTACCGGCGCCTGCCCGTTCAGTGGCACGGTGACGTCGGCCACGGTGCGGAATCGCAATGACCGTCCGGCGGTCGAAACCCACACCTCCCCTGCGGCCAGGGTGAATGGGCCCTGCGACAGCGGGTCGGACAGAACCACCGTCCCGCGGGTGTACTCGGCCGGTTTCCTGGTCTCGTCATACACCTCCTCGCCCGTCAAATCGGCCCATTCTTCCTCGGCCGTCGATAGGTGCCCCCCCTTCGCGATCGCCACAATGAGCTCGGATAGGTCCGCCAGGGCCGACGCCATCGATTCGGTGAGGACCCTTGGAAGCGCCGTCGGTTGCCAGGCCGCTACAGGGAATTGGGCGAGCCGGAAAAGGGACACGATGCGGGCGAGAAACTGGGCCGCGCTCGTTCCTTGGATGATGTCGCCGAGGGTTGTCATGGGGTTCCGATTAGGACGTTGACGTCGAGACCCGACGCGGCCACGGTGAGTTGGAACGGGCCCTCGCCCGTCGTCCCGGCGATGCGGGCGCGCACGATGCGACCGTCGCCGGAGGCCTCGACGGTTGCCGTTGCCTCCTCCACCCGCTCGTCGCGCATCGCCTGGCGCACGATTGCTGCGCGGTGGCGTCGGAGGTCCCCGTCATCGATGCCCGACGAAAGAATGGCTCGGAGGTCGTGGCCCGCCTCCGGGTCGTAGGGCAGCGTGCCCGGTGGCATCAGGGTCGATCGTGCGACGGCCTCCGCCACGGCCATCGGCCCGCGTATCTCGCGGAACGCCGGATCGAGGTCCGGGAACGTGCTGTAGTCGATCCCATATTCGGTCATGTCACCCCAAACGTCGCCTGCATGGCGGACCACGTCGTGCCAACGGTCGTGAGGAACAATACGGCCGACCCAAGGTCGGATGGGCCACCTCCCGGGGGTCCCGTGCCGAGCTCGGACTGAACATCGAAGCCCATGGCCCCTACCGGGCCCGCCAGGACGTAAGCGTGCATGCCTGCCGCGGCGAGCGTCGTCTGATACCCATGGAGCAGGTTGACGAGGTTCTGGAGGGCCGCAATGCGCTGGGCGATGGCAGCGGCCGCCGCGGTCACCGACGCGATGCGGGCGGCGGTCGACGCAATGCGGGACGCGACGCTTGCCTGGGTCCCTTCGGCCTGGGCCAGGGCGGCCTGCAGCGAGGAGAGTATGGCGGCCGGCCCCCCAAGTAGCACTTGCTGAAGGCCCGCAAGCATGGCCCCGGAGAGCAGGTTTGCGATGGCGGCCTCGATGGCGGCCACCACGGCGGCAGGGCCGCCCGCGATTTGGGTCAGCAGGCCACTTATCAAACCGGCCACCGCGGCGGCCTCGGTTTGGAGGGCCGCGACGTCGCCCTCGAGGCCGGCGATCAACCCGGTGAGAAGCGCGGCGTCGGTCGCCAGCGCCGCCAATTCGCTGGCCGCGGACGCTAGGGCGGCGGCAATCGCGGCGTCGGCCAACGGTACACCCGCCCCGATGGTCTTCGAACCGAGGTAGGTGATCACGCCTTCGCCTGCCCTGCCCCGGTGATGATGGTGCCGGTGAGGGGAAGGGCCTGCACCACGGTGAGGACCAACGGCGCGCCGGACGGGATTCCCGCGGGCGTGCCCGGTATGGGTGCGACGGCTTGAAGGGTCAGCATAGTGCCCACCGGGATGGGGACCGTGACGGTATCCGCCTGCCGTGCGATGGGACGGGACCCACCGAGCTGCACTTCCGTAAGCCCAGCCCCATCCCAAAACGTGGCAATGGGTCGCCGCGGGTCACCCTCCTCGAATTCGAGCAGGCAACGGGCCCCGGCCGCTACCTTGAGGGTCACGCCGGGCGCAAAAGTGCGAATGGGCACGCGGGGCACGTTGGGCATGCGTTCAGTGTCGGGACGAAGCTCTAGGGTGCCGTCGCCGTTTTGGGCGACGACCTTCGAAGGGTAGGCGGCCTGGTAGTCAATTCCCGGGACGGCCCGTCGCACGAGGTCCCGGAAGGCCGCGAAATAACGGTCGGGACCGCCGCCGGGCTCAAATAGAACCACCGTTCGCGCCAACCCATCGGCCAACCGGTGCACGCATTGGGACACCCGTCGGCCGTCCAAGGTCGTGCCGCCCAGGGCGCGGAACGATTCGACGCCCAGGGTCACGGTGTTCTGGTTCGGGCGTTCGTCCAGGACCTCGTACCCAAACGTCGGGGCGGCGGGCCAGGTGTCCCGCCCGACCCACACCGTGCCGTCGGCAAGCACGCGCCACGTCGCGCCGATAGCATCCATCAGCTCGCGGATGGCATCGATGACCCGGCCGGCCTCGCGGACGTATTTGGGCAGGACCGCCGTGACGATGGATGGGTCGGATGTGCCCGACAGGCTTTCGCCCCCGGCGGCGAGGATCTCGGTGAGAACGGTCCGGACCGTGATAGCTCGGTAGGACTTCGCGCTGATGGGCTTCGATAAACCGCCCGCCCCACCGACCACGGTGATGGCCGCCGTGTCGGCCGCGACGCCCCCCTCCAGGACCGTTCCGGTCAGGGTCATGCCGCCGTCATACACCCGCACGACGACCCTCCCCTCCACGGGCGTCGTCGAGTCCAACGTGCACCGGGCCACCCAGGCGCCGGCGCGGGGCATGACGATCTCGGCCGTCAGGGCTGCCCGGTCGTTGAATGTGAGAAAGCTCATGGCTTAATGGGTTGCTTCGACGGGGGTAGCTGACGGGCTCCCTCGGCGAGAATGTTCGTAAATTCTGGGATCTTCTTGGTAGTCACCGCCGTCTTGGCGTTCTTGGGCGGGGGTCGATGCTCGGTCCATTCGAGGACGACGACGTACGAGTCCCCGGTCTTTTGCGTCCCATCCTTGATGTCGCTGATGTTAATTGCGTCGATTCCATACAGCGCGAATTTGGGGTGGTCGACCTGGTATGGGGTCGCCGTGCGCCGCGTGTTGTTCCTCGGCCATATCTGCGGGAGAACATCGACCCAATCGGCCCATTGGTCGTCGTTCTGGATTTGGATTCGGATTGTCCCCTTGGCGGGGTTTTCACCTTTGCGGGTGGTGGTCGCACCATTGCCACCCTGGGGCTTTTTGACGTCCATCTCGTCGGACACCGCGACGTCCACTTGTACGATGCCCGGGAGGCGATGGGTGCCAAGCGATAGCGTGTCCCAATCGTCGGACGCGACCCATGGAGGAGGTATATCGAGCGCCATTTCAGCCCATCGCCGCCCATTGCTCAAAGATGACCATCATCTCGTCACGCAACGCCCCTGCAACGGCCTGGCCGGCCTCGCGACCGGCGGCAGCGTTTGCGGCGCCCTGCACGATGATGTCCCCGACGTTTACGACGAGACCCGCGCCACCCGATTTGGTGCCCGCGTTTTGGTTGGCGACGTTGGGTGCCAGGGGCGGGTTGACGATGGCTGCCATCGCCTGCCCCACCTTGGCCTCCGTGTCCTCAATACCAAGGGCCATCCCCTCGCCCGTTTGGGCGCCGATGCGCCGGAGGCGCTGGGAGGGTGACCGTATTTCGAGGCTCGACGTCACCGTGTCCGACGCCGACGATGCCAGGACGTTCGCGGCCGATGATACTAACGGGGCCTGGGACATCATACCCTCGGCCATGCCGCTCGCGACCGCGCCGCCCGCGGCCACGGCCGCGACCCTTGCGGCGGCGGCCTGGGGCACGGCGGCGGCCGATGCGGCATCGAGCGCTGCGCGTTCGTCCCTCGCGGCCCGATCCTCGCGCGCGAACTTGTTCGCGATGCCATCGACGATCTTAAAGATCGTGCGGTTCACCGGGCCATCGTTGGCGAACATATTTGCCATGCCTTGGGCAGCGTTCACCACCTTGATGATCGCGTTCGCGATGACCCCGAGGGCCTCGCCGAACACGCGCCAATTGACCCCCGATTTGGCGGCCACTTCGCCCGCAGTCCCTATGGCCCCCGCCATGTCGTTGGACAGCCCCGGTATGCCCTCGAACGCCGACGAGAACCCCGACCATAGGTCCCCGACCGCCGTGGTGACCATTTCGATGGCGCGTTGAACGGTTTGGAGCGCCCCCTCAATATTGCCGGGCGTCAGCCAGCGCTCGGCCTTGGAAAACATGCCGCCAAGCGTGTCATTGATGAACCGGCGGATTACCTGCCCCGTTGGGCTCGATTCGGAAAGGAGGTCGTTGACCTTGGTCATGACCCGGACGAGCGGGCTGATGTCGACGTCGGCGAAAAGCTTTTTGAGTCTGCTATCGAACGTGGACATTTGCCCACCGAGGGATTCTATTCCGAACTTTTTGGTGGCCGTGCCAAGGGCGCCGCCCTTGTCGACGCCCGATTGCACGGCGCGCAGGAACGCGGTGATTCCCTCCGCCGCGGATATACCGCCCGATTCGGAAAGCTTGCGGGCCTGCTCGGGGGTAATCCCTTTCATTGCCGCAACCTCGCGGAATATGGCCATGGTGTTGAGCGCGCTCCCCGCGGCCGCGTCATTGATCATTTCCAGGGCCTCGCCCGTGAGCTTTCCCTGTCCTTGCACCTTACCTAAGGCACGAACCATGGACTCCATGGCCTGTTTCTGTCGCTCGGGTTCGAGGGTAACAGCTACGTCCGAAATACCCGCGATGATGTCCTGGGTCGTCCGCATTTCGTGCCCTACGGCCCTGACCGACTTGAATAGGGTCATGACGTTCCCCGTTTCAAACGGCGTAAGGTCCGAAAAACGATCGATAATGTCGTAGGTCTCTCGGGCCTTGTCGACCGACCCCTCCATCAGCTCGAACCCGGCGATCATGTTGCGCTTGAACGAGGCGGATTGGATGCCGAATTCCACCACGCCAATGGCCGTCCTTCCGGCGGCGGCCGCCAATGCCATCACGGCCTCGACTGCCTTGGTGGTCATGGCCGATACGATGCCCATCTCGATTCCCACGCCCCGCACGCCGCGGCCGCCGTTGCCAAACTGCTCGAGGCCGCGGGCGGCCTGGTTGGCCCCATCGCCGGCGCTTTTCATTGAATCGCCCAGCCCGCTGACGGCCGCCTTGGTCTGGCCGCCGAGCCCTGCGGTGATGGCCTGCGCTGCCTGGCGGGCCCGGGAGGCCAGGCCTCCGACGGCCGACGTCGCGGCGGTGACGCCGCCGGTGGACGACCCCACGGCATCCACGCTTCGTCCGAGGCGTTGGAGCTCGGATACCGTGCCGGTCACCCCCTCCGAGATGCGGCGCAGGGTTGGGGTGACGCGATCGAGTAGATCAACGTTGGTCGAAACGGTTTCGCTCATCGCCTCGTCAATCCTCGCGCAACGTCACCCAATGCCCGAAGGTTATGGAGACCTTCCGCCAAAAGTACCCACCCCGTGCGTTCTGCCACCCGGTCCCGTGGTTCGGTCGGGTCCATGGCCTCGCGCAGGCAACGTGCAGCCAAGGCCGGGTTTCCTCGTGCCTGGCGAAATAGGTCTAAGCTTTTTTTTCCACGGCGTCGAAGGCCCCGGCCCCGATCATGGCGCCCCATTCGGCAACCGCCTTTTTGAGCATCGGCCGCCGCTCAAAGAGCGCCACGGCGTCGTCCTTTTCGGGCCATAGAACGCAATCCATGGCCAGCTCCTCGGCGGCGTCCCATTCCGCCTTTCCCTCCCGCTGCTCGACCTGATACCGCCGGAAGGCGAAATCGGACGGACACCGCAGGAGGAACTCGTACGCGCCCCCGATGGAGCGCCGGTACCATACCTCCCGGTGTTTCTCGACGAGGGCCTCCCACGCCGTCTTCGGTATGCGCGCGAACGATGGGAAAACGTTTACGTTCGGCGTCTCTTCCTTCAGCATGCTTACTCCCTAAATCCAGGGAATGGCGCCTTGCCATTCCACTTCACCCACATACAGGTCATGTCGACCTTGACCATATTGGCGTCGCCGCCCTCGCTGCTGCTGGCGGCGGCCTTCTTGATTTTGCACCCACCGATGACGTCCTTCACGGCCGGGCGCCCGGGCTCGGATAGTTCGACGACGATGGGAAAGCGGCGGGTGTAGAGCTCGTCGCCCAGCTTGGCGGCGAGCTTATCAAACTCCTCCCGATGCATCTCCATGTTGGGCTCGTCGGGCTTGTATATGCCCATGGTCTCGTCCACCGGTTGGGTCGACGTGCCAAAGACGTGGTTGCGCCCATCGAACCCCGCTCCGTAGTTTAGTGACTTAATTCGGGTGTACACGGTCCCGTCAATTCGAATGCGGGACGAGTTGTGGGCGTAGGTGCAGCCATTGATGTTTGGGTTCAGTTCGTTGGCCATGGGTTACCTCACGCCGCGGGCGCGGCTGCCTTGGTGAATCCGATGTCGAGGGCGATTTCCTTGGGATACCCTTTGGGCTTCACCCGGATGGATGCCCGAATGCGCCTGGTCGAGATGAGGTCGACGGTGCGATCCACCCGCACGTATGCGTCCTGGGCGTGCTTGTCGACGACCACCGCCGCGCGCGCCTGAGCCGTCACGTCGTTGTCAATTGCGGTCGCCTGGCCCTCGTCCAGGGTGCCGTCGTCCTTGGTGTCGAGGTCCTGGGACAGGTACCGAAGCATTCGGTTTCGGACGACCTTGGCCACGCGGTCGATGACCTGGCCGTGCTGAATGTATTGGTAGTCGGACCCGGCCGGGGACATAAGAGGCCAGTTGCTTACGTAAAACCCGTTGAGCCCGATATAGGTCCGCGCGGTCACAAAACGCGCGGCGTCCAATGCCCCCCCTGCCATCCATTCGTCGTGAGCTAGGCTTAGGAGCGCACTTGCGATGGGCCCCTGCCCTGCCGCCTTTTCGGGCTGGGCCGGGTCCTTGCCGATGGGCTTCACGGCCAACATTGGCAGGATGATGCGTGCAATGTTGACCCCGTCGTGCGTGCGTCCCGTCAGGCTCGACTGAACGCGGCCCGTCCCGGCAACGACCGCGACACGGGGCGCAACAACAGAAACGAAGGCCGAAACAAGGGCGGCCCCGTCATCGTCGAAGTCTCCGGCCTCGATGTGTGCCCGGCCGAATCGGAACCGCGTTTCGGCGTAAGCCATCTTCGTTTGGACCGCGGCCGCGATTGCGGCGGTCGCGGTTGCCCTCGAGGAGTTGGACCCGCCCGTCGGCCGGCCCACGAGGTATGGAATCGACCACTCGCGCGGGTCGTCCAGAATGGCGTCGAATGCGTCGTTGATGTCGCTGGTTCCGTAGTATGGCGCCGTGGTCGAGAACGTGTACTCGTCCGCCGCCACGTAGGTCCCGGTCGCAAACGTGAGCGTGAGGCCCGAATTTGGAATGGGATAGGTGGCGGCCGTAACGAGCTCGCCGGACCAGGTGTTGCCGCCGTCGAGCGTGTATTGGAAGGTCGCGGTCGCTCGGACGCCGCCCCCCTTGATGCGCACCTTCGCGTTGTAAGTATCGTAGGGCGTCCCCGTCGCGCCCACCGCCGGAGGCGACCCGGAGGGCTGCGCCACGGCCGACGCGGCGCCGGCGGTCGATTGGGTGATGGGAACGAAGTAGCAGCGTCCCGCGACGTCGAGAATGTGGCGAACGGCCTCGGGCCCGGGGCCGAAACCGATGGCTGCAAGCTGGGCATCGCTGGCGATTGGATAGAGAGTGTTGGGCGTGCCCGCGGACGAAACGCCCATGACCACGATCAGCTTGTCCGTTTCCTCGGGCAGGATGCCGAGGGCGTTGTCCTTGAATTCAAGCGTGACATCCTGAAGCATGGTCCCTCGTCATTGCATGGTGATGTTGTCGATGGTTTCGAGTGCGGTGCGGTAGTCGGCCTCCGCGATTTCATCCCACGGGTGCCAGCCCCGCACGGCGCGGGCGGCGTTGGCCTTCCAATCGGGGACCTTTAGGCGGCGAGCCCATTCGGCCGGCGTTGTGACCTTTTCTGGAACCGGCAAACCCTCGTCCTCGTCCTCGTTCAGCATTTCAACCCTCCATGGCGTCCAATCGATGGTCCCCCTGCACCGTGGGGGTGTCCGAAAACTGCCAGCGTTGCCCCTGCACGAACGTCGCGGCTGGAAACGCCACGACGAGCCCGGTCCGCTCGAGGACGACGGACGGCGCCGTGGCCGCGTGGGGTGCCCACGGGCCGTCGTTGACTTTGAATGTGTAACGCGCCGACCCGCGTGGACCGCCGTGGGTGATTTGAACCTCCACGGCGTGGACGGATGGGTGCACGTCCCCGGTGACGTCGATCGCGGGGGCTCCTGGGCTCCCAACGATTGACCAGGTCACAAGCTCGATCGTATCCGCAACGCCCGTTCGATGGCGCGCGTCCTCGATGATGGCGCCAATTCGGGCGTCGTAGAGCGGGCACGATAGGGTCAGGGCGACCGTCATGAGATGCCCGTCGACCACGTTCTCCTCGTCCGATACGACGTCGGTGGCGCCCACCGTGAAGTTGCCGCATAGGCGGGCCCGGCAT